ATATACTATCTTTTTGTAAATAGAATATATGCTTATTTAATGTAAAATCTATATTATTTTCTATCATTGTACTATAAAATTGTGTAGCATTTACTGATACTTTAAAATATGTAATCTTATCTAATATAATATATCTAATATCATCGTATAATTTTATATTATTTATATATTTATAGACTGTTCGTGGTATTGTTTTTAATCTAGTAGATATATCATTATAAGAATATTGTATTCCTAATACCCACCAATGTTTTAAATACCAATAATCTATAATAGGATTACATTTTTTCATTATTACCGATTCATTATCAGTATCATAAATTATACATTTTTTAAAGTTTGAATCATTAATAATATTTCCATAATTAATATTTGCAAAAAAGAAATTAGATTTATTTTGAATATTTATATCTTTAAACTCCGATGATGAATTTAAATATGAATGTTCATTATTTTTCTCTATTATAAATCTATTCTTTAAAAAATACAATGTAATAATATCGTTATCTTCGCTATATAAGGAAGACGCACCGATCATATCTAATCGTTCACTTAAAGACTTTAATGAATTATAATTTAGATTAATATTCCACACTGTTTTATTATAGTATTTAAGTTCAATTGTATTTTGTAAAATTTTGGGATTTTCTATAAAATCAGTATTTTTTACAAAATCCATTTTAAAATTATTTTATTATACTTTATATTCTACTTTATTCTACTTTATATTCTAAAATATAATTTAATTTAATATCATTTATATTAACTTGGTAATTCTGGTAAATCTCCTACAGCATCGGTATGGTCTGTTCTTTGATTCCAAAGAGATGTAAGTGTATCTATATTAATAAGTTTATTCATTCGATCTTGAGCTTTTTGAACTTCACTGGTAAGTTTTCCTTTATTTCTTTTCTTAACCTTTTCGAAAGTTGACTTGTTATGTAGTTCATTAATTGATTTGATTATATCACCAAGTGCATTATATAATCTAGGATTTTCATATAAATATTCGGGTGATGTTTTAATAAATTCTGGTATAGATTCAATCATTAACATAAGATTATTATCGTCAGCATGTTTTTTAAGTTTTTCAATTGCAACTTTATTTTCTTTAGTCTGAACAACAGTTGATATTACTTTCTTTTCTACCTTACTATAACTTGTGACATACCAAATCCCAATAGTAATTAAAACTAAAAAATAACCTAAAAATGCTCCTCCTAGTATACTTAATGTCATTACGTATATGTATATATATATATATATTTATTTATTTATTTATTTATTTATTTATTTATTTATTTTGTTTGATTATTTAATTATTTAATTATTATTTAATTAAATTCTCTCATAAGTCTCATCCATATTACATATTCTGGTAAGTCTGTATCACACCAATACATTCTTCTTACTTTTACACCAGATGTTTGACTTAATTGGTCTGGTGGTAAAAGTGCATTTACATCATTATATGGAACATGAACAATTTGTGATTTCATTTTATTTAACATTTTAATTGTTTTTCCATTTTTAATCATAACTTCTCTTTCATTCCTATCTGATTTCCATAAATATGAATATTCTTCAAAACCATTTATATATACTTTAGTTAAAGTCTCTAACGTTCTTGGACAATCGTGCGATACTCTACTTCCACCACTAGTAATTGCAATATGTATCCACTCTTTTAATGGTATAAAACCTTTTTCACAACCTAAAGAATCTCTAGAACGACCACATTTATTTTGGGTATTTGGTTCTGGTATTATCATTGTTGTATTATTCATTCTTCTAGAAAATTGGTTAGTCCATTCAAGTAGCAAAGCATCTCTAGGATAATCCCATTGATTTGTTCCATTTGGTCCAAGGAATATCGATGGATACCATATTTCATTGTTTCCCCAATGGAAAATATTTCTTATTGTATCACTAGATGTTTCAACTTTTAACCAAAATGCTATTGTCCATTTATCCCATTTTGTTGTAGGCATTGCATTGCCACTTATTCTCTTAGGTACAGATAAATCATATATTTCGTCTCCAATTATTTTCTTAAATCCAAATGTATGACATTTATTACCAATATAGTACTTATTTCCATCTATAGCACAATCAATCATTTTCATACTATTCGTCATATCACCCATATTGCCAGTTTCTCCGATAGGTCCTGCTTCTCCAGAGTCACCTCTTTCACCATCATCGCCACAATGTCCTGGTTCTCCTCGTTTTCCTTTTTTTCCTTCATCTCCATCGGAACCAACTTCTCCTTTAATACCTAGTTCACCAGGTTTTCTTATCATAAATAAAATTAATAATTCTGTTATAACTACCAGAATTGCTACAATTCCAACAATTTTATATAGCATTTAATAAACAATGAGATTTTAATTTTTGTATATAATATATTACATTAAAATTCATGAATTTAATATCAATAAAATCACCAAATATTTTGTTATGTTGTATTGCAATACTTTTATTAATTTTATATGCTATAAATATGGGTAATAGTAATTCTATTGCAACTGGTAAATTAAATAATGGTATTAAATGGGTAACTATTGATAACCCCAATGTTGAAAGTGCAACTGTTGCATTATATATAAAAGTTGGTCATCAAGATGAAAATCCTAGTACATATGGAATGGCACATTATTTAGAACATATGCTTTTTAAAGGAACTAAAAAGAGAGACGACGAAGTTACAACTGAAATAGAAAGAGATGGAGGTAGATTTAATGGACATACTGAAATGAATTATACTGTATATTGGTATACAATTGCAAGAAACAAAATATTAAAGGCATTTGATGTATTATCTGATATGTATTATAATTCTATATTTAAACAAAATGAAGTCGAAAAAGAAAAAAAAGTTGTAATTGAAGAATTAAATAAACGAATCGATGAACCTGATATTTATCTTTTTGATGCAAGTCTTCCAATTATATATAAAGGACTCCCCCAGGAAACAACGGAAATTTCAAATATAATAAAAAATACTGAAGAATATAATCGTAGTTCATTATTGCGATTTTATAAAAAATTTTATCAACCTCACAATGTCGTTATAGTATATTCTGGTCGTGTATCTGATGATATTATAAATACAATGCAAAAATTCTTTGATAAAAAATGGCATATACCTAAAGCAGAAATTAAAAGAACACATATTTATAATGATAAACATCCAAAATTATACGATTTACCAAAACAAATAATAAAAAAATTTGGAAAAATAGAAAATTATCATTATAATATTCGTAAAGACTTAAATAAATCATATATAATGATTAGTTTTAGAACTAAAAATAATGGAATTGATTGGGGTATTGAAGATGAAAGGAAATATTTAGCGAATATCCTTGGAACAATATTATGTGGGTATTTTTCTAGTAAAATATATGAAAAACTTAGGAAAAAATTAGCACTTATATATAGTGCTGATTATGATTTAGATTTGTATGATGGAGTGGGTTCATTAAATATAACAACACATACTAAAGTTTCTAATCAAAATAAAGTAATACAATATTTATTCGATGAAATAAATAAAATAAAAAACGGTAATTTAACAAAAAAAGAATTTGATGGAGCAATTAATTATGTAGTTGGAAATTCTATAATATCTATGGAAAATAATAATAGTAAAGCGATGTTTTATGGAAAGCAAATGTTAATAGAAAATAAAATAATTGATATTAATGATTATCTAGAAAAAATTAAAAAATTAAAGAAAAATGATATTATAAAACTTGCTAAACAATTATTTGTTCCAGAAAATACATCATTATTGATTGTAACTAATAAAATACCATTTAGTTAATATTTTTAATTTATTTATAAATTATTGTTGTTTTCTCTTGTAAACATTGGGATGTTGTTTGATGTTTTTAAAACTTGTTGTGATAATTTTAATAATTCTTGGTTTGACATTTGTTCTTGTTGTGACAATTGTTCTTGTGACAGTTGTGACAGTTGTTCTTGTTGGGTTTGTTGTGCGGATGGTAATTTTTGTTTACCGTTTTGATTTGAAAATTGTAATGGATGTACTGGTTGTACATTTGATTGTTTTAATTTTCCAAATGGGAGTTGTCTTGGTGGTTGTAAGTTGCATTTACCATTTCCTATACATTTATTTTTATTATATATCCGTCCCTCTGGTGACATATGGAAACCTACACTTTTATCTTTGGTACTTGTCGTTTGTAATGATGCATATCCTATAATTTTATTTTTATTATTTTTTATAAAATATCTTTCGTATTCAGGATTTATTGAATTTAATACTAATTTGTAATTTGAATTTCCTTTAGATAATGCATATTCAAATTTACTAGAAACATCTGGACTTCGTCTTAATATAACATTTTCTTGATTAAGACTTTCATTGCTATTTGATTTGGGATTAACATTTAATGGTGCAGAATTAACATTTAATGGTACAGGATTAACATTTAATGGTTTAGGATTAACATTTAATGGTTTAGATGATTTTTTTACTTGTTGTGATTTTAAGAATTCATCCATTTTTAAAAAAGATTGTTTATGGTGTTTTAATAAAAATTTATGCAAAGGATTTTTTACATCTGCTCTTCCTTGAAACCATAACGTTACTGCATTAATTCCTTCGTCAAATGTTTCTTTTCGTTTTTCAGCAGATAATTCAGCAGATAATTTATCAGAATCTTTTATCATCATCAAATTCTGACAAAAAATGCGAATAGTTTGTGTTATTGATGGTTTTCCTCCATCCCACGTCATAGAATATGGTTTTTTACCATATATTTTTTTTATGTTTCCATAACATTTTTGTAATTCATTCCAATTATCACCAATAATAATATTTTGTTTAATATTTTCTAATGTACATACTTCTACTTGAGGCATTTATAACTTATATTATATAAATATAATATAATTATAAAATATTTATTCATCTAAATTTACTGGAACCAAATCACTAGGTAATTGGTCCTCAGTGATTATATCAGTTTTCACATTATTACCTCCTATATTAAGGTCTGTTTGTCCTGATAATATACTTTTACATAACCTAATCATATATATTGAAATTGATTCGATTGATGATATTTTACTATTTCTAACTGATTCGATTACACTTTGATTTTTTAACATTGAATCTCCAAAAATATTATATACTTCAGATTTCCAATTAGTCCCTAATGTATCTTTTGCAACCTCAATACTATTTTCATCTAATTGTTTTTTAATCATCTTAACTGCTATACATAATGCCATAAATATTCTTTCTAGAGGAGTTGACATTTTTTCTTTACAATTAAAACAAGTTTCCATTTCATATTTTCTATTTACTGCCATTCGTCGCCATTTTTTTGCTGATAAATTCAATAAACATTTTTGATGTACATATTCTTTACAACATGGTAATTTATATAAATCATTATCAACATTGATTTGAATTTTACATTCACATAAAAAACACTCGTTAAACATTATAATTATATATGTTAAAAATTATAGAAATATGACGGGAGGTGATATTATTATAGTAGTTGGAAGTTTTGGTATATTATTTATATCTATTAGTACATGTCTATATTGTACAGGTTATATTGCTAAAAAATTTAATTTGTTATAATTTTCAAAAAGAATTTCAATGTATAAAACAGATAATGCCACAACCAGAATTAATAATTGTATCAGTTTTTATTCCATTAGTATCTAAAATATTTGGGGCGGCAATTTTAGATGGTGTATTTAGTAAATTTATAGATGCAGGTCGTTATGAATTTTATGGCGAAAAAACCGGAGAAATAGTTATTTATACAATTTGTATATGGATTTCAACAACAATTACTGCAATGTTTAAAAATTATGAAAAATGTTCTGAGTTAGGTGCTCCATCAGCTATGTATAGAATGATGATTGGTTCTGTACTTCTTGGATTAGTTTATGCATTATTATCGTCAAATGTAAGTACCCAATTCTTAAAAAATTTAGGTTTAAACAATTTAGCAGATACTCATTATCTTCCAGTATTTTATGGATTGATAATGTTACCATTTTTCATTATAATGTATAGTATATTACAACCTATAGTTGTCGCACGTTCTTGTGTAAGAAAAGGTATATTCCAACCCGCAATGCCACATCGACTTACATCATCACCAGTATATGATGGATTAAGTTCTCAACCTTTTGATAAAAATGATTTTAAACAAAAAAATATTCCACTTGAAAAAGTTTTAAAAAAGAAAACATATAAGGTATGTACTGAAGAAATAATTAAACCACATCTTCACGAAGATCCAAAAACTGTATGTGCTAGGTCAAATATTAATGAAGGGAAAAACAATCATTCTCATTTACATATTCATACTGAAAGTGGACAAACAGAAAATGTAAATTTAGATAAAACAGATTTTACAATACAAGATATAAGAAATATTGATAATAAATATCCAACAGATTATAAATCAAGAAACAGTGGTTGTTTATTTGGATACGTCCTTAATGGTGACAAATGTGATGCTCCAGCAATGAAAGATAGATGCTCATATAATTATTCTGGACTCACTAAATATTCAAATGCTTCATTTGATAATTGGATTTATAATTTACGTAAAAGAAAATGTCCAGGTGTTCCAGGTAAATTAGATAGTAATACACTAGAATCAGGTTCATCATTAAGAAAAAATGAGTTTTTATTATCCGATAATAAAAAATACAAATTAATTCTTCAAAGAAATGGCAATGTTGTTGGATTAGAGGAAGAATCACAAAATGTTTTTTGGGATACAGACACAGCTGGAAAAGGCGGCTATATACTTGCAATGCAAAATGATTGTAATTTAGTATTATATGGTTCAAGAGGAAGAATACCATGGGCAACACATACAGCATCTAAAAAGAGAGGATGTAAACTTGTAATTGAAGATGATCGTAATATAATTTTATATGATAATAATTTAAATATTATGTGGAGTAGTAAAACTAAAATACAAGAAAATAATCGTGTGAGTGCAAGTGACCCAGAAGAATTTACAGATATGAAATTCGCAAAGGTTAATTACAATAGAAACAAATAAAAGTTATAACAAATAAAAGTTATATAACAAATTATTTCTTTGCATATTTCAGAATGTATGTAATAATATTATTAATTATATTATTGTTATTATTTATTTTATACTATTTTCAAAATAAGATAAAAAAAGAACAATTTCGAAATGTAAATTGTTCTAATGTTAAGAAGGCTGCTATTTTATACACACATCCAAATTATCTTGGATATAAGATTGAAATAGAAAATAATAAAGATAATATGCCATCTCATTGTCCTGATTTTAACAAAAATCCAGATATATTATGGAATTTTGAAAAAAAATATAGATATTGTGGAGATAAAAAAAATTTTTCTACTGGTAAATATGTAGGTTCCAAATCAAATTTAAAATCATTTAAATTAGGTTGTGGTAATCAAATAACTTTTTGGAGTGGAACAGGATTTGTAAGAATACCAAATGATAATGCAAAAGATGGTTCAAAAGTAAATTTACCAGTAACATATCGTAATTCTATGCCTGCATTTCACGAAAATGATGTTCCTATAGCATATATTGTATGTAAAAAAAGAAATGGACATTGCAAAAAACCGAAATATTAAGGATAAATAAATCTTGTGTAAAATATTTAAATATTTAACTAATTTTACACTTGTAGTATAAATACTTCATTACCACAATCCCATTGATAATCAATAATTTTAAGATTTGTTTCCTTAAATAATTCTCTTATTTCATCTAATCGAAAGATGTAATAAAATCTGTCAAAATCTTTGCCATACTGATTCCAACTAACAATAGTATCTCCATAATTTGTAAATGTTCTACGTGTTTTTTTAGGTTGTTCTATTGACCATACTGATAGAAGAATTTTTCCATTTGGTTTAAGAACTCTTTTCATTTCATTCAAGGCACTGATACGTCTTTCCTTGTTTGAGAGATGATGAAATGATGCTATTGATATAATTGCATCTATACTATTAGATTTAATAGGCATATTACACATATCTCCATATAGACAAGTCATACCTCTTTTTTTACATATATCTATAAATTCCTGACATATATCCAAACCTATAAAGTTATAGTTAGGATTTTGCATATTTCTACCATTACCACATCCTATGTCTAGAATAGTACTATTTTGTTCAATTGATTTGATAAAATTTGCAATCCAAGACCAGGTGAAAACGCGACGTTCATTGAAATATGGGGCAATTTTGCCATACACATTGGTAACATATTGTGTTTCATATTCCATTATATAAAATATATTACTTGTATTTATACTATTTGTATTTATTTACAAGTAATTCTATAAAATTCAATTTTAAATAGTTATAATTTGTTATTTATTTTTTCATTGGAGGTGAAACACTATGGGATGTTATTCTGAATTTTTGGCATTTTGCCTGACCCCATCCTTTCCAACATCTTCCTTGTTTTTTTCCTATATATTTCCAGTTTGAACCGTATGTTTTAGGACAATCACTTTTTGGTATATGATTCCACCAATGGCATCTTCCAGTACCTCTAACAGTTCCAATAGGTGTAGTGTCATATGTGCATTGACCTCTTCCTTTACCGTCATCACACCCTCCATTATAACCTCTAATTGATTTATAATTATCACCATATGTTTGTCTACATCTCCAACTCCAATCTTGTTGTTTTGTTCCGAATGAAGCCAATGAATTCCAAAAATAACACTTTGTTGAGTATGGTTCTACTTTTTTATAATTTGAATAACCTATAGCACATTCTGAACGTCCTTTACCACGACCACACCCCCCTTCATATCTGTCTTTCATACCCCAAATTTTATGGGGAAGACACGAATGACTTGGGTTTGTCTGACAATTCTTATCTTTTAAATTCTTATTATTAAAAATTTTTCTACATGAATTATCACCTTTAAAATAAGGCCATGGTAATTGGTTCCATGCATGGCATTGTGTTGAATTTTTTCTTAATTTTGCTCCATTATGCCATCCTAATTCACATTGTGCTCTTTTTGGTTTTTTTGCTTCAGCTGCTGCAATTGTACCTAACATTCCGACACGACCAGCTATCATAGTGGGTCCAGGGATAACGGAAACAACACCAGACCCAATCATAGCTTTTTTAAACCATTCACAACCCCTTTCATTAGTGGGACATCCACTTTTATATTTTTTCTTTGCCCCTGTTTGTTTATCCGCTGAGTAACCAGGACCTATACCTTTTCCTTCACCATAATCTTTATTACAATGAGTATCTACACTACCTTCATCACTACATATACATTTTGTGGAATTAGGTAATAATTTTGACCCTCCTTCCCAACCAATACCACATACTGCTCTACCCTTTTGTTCTGCAACATTTAACAATTCCCCAAGTACTGGAATAGCACCAAGTGGATTTATTTTACAACCACCTTCATACTTTATAACTTCTCCATATACATTCTGACTAGGTAATGAAGATGTATGTGGTTTGACACCAGGATTAAGATTCTTCTTATCTTGATTAAACTTTTTCCTACATATTTTATTGAAATTAGATGTCCAATTATGACAATCTGTTGAGTCTTGTAATGTAATACAACCCAACCCTAATGTAAGTCCTGAAGCAGGTTGTTTACAAAATGCAGGTCTCATTAAATTTTTTTTATCTTCATTTAATTTTTTTAATAATTTTGAACCGTCAGGGTCATCTTCAATTACAGGGTTGTCATCATCTTCATCCTTTCCGAATTTACTCTTTATAGAACTAAAAAAACCACCATTATCATCGTCTTCTTTATCTTTTTCCCGTTTTCCTTCAAAATGTTCTGATAATTTGTTATTATTTTTTAATAAATACAATAAAACACATAATATTATTCCTATTATAATAATTGTTATAAGAGATACATTCATAGATATAAACTAATTTATACAAATAAAATAATTTGTTAATAAAAAGATTATAAATAATAATTTATCACGTATTTGTTATTTTATAAAATTCAATATATATTAATAAATATAGATATAAATGTTAAAGGCACATCTTACAAAACTTATAAAATTTCCAAGATTATTAGAAATTAATAAGGCACAAAAAATAATTCCAACAAATAATGTAAATTTAAAATACAATAATGATTTGAATTTATTTATAAATCTTGGATTACTGATTTTGATGGTCATTATAATATTTTTTTTATACGATAGATATCATAAAAAAACATCATATAACTTAAATGACGAAGAAAATGAGAATGAATTAGAATATAACGATTCGTATGGAATGGATAATCAAGAAATGAATTTTGATAATAAAGAAATAAATTACGATAATCAAGGTATGGAATACGATAATCAAGAAATGAATTTTGATAATAAAGAAATAAATTACGATAATCAAGGTATGGAATACGATAATCAAGAAATGAATTTCGATAATCAAGAAATGAATTACGACAATCAAGGTATGGAATACGATAATCAAGCAATGAATTACGATAATCAAGCAATGAGTTATAATAATCAAGAAATGAATTACGATAATCAAGCAATGAGTTACGATAATTAATTTAAATTATTAAAATTTTTTTTGAGTTTAAATTTTACTTTAAAATTAAATTTAACTATTATAAGAATGGATGGGACACCAATAACACAATTAAGAGGAGGTTCTGGAGGACTTCCACAACAATTCCAAGGTAATGATGGTGGATATCAAATGCAACAACAAATGCAACCACAAATGCAACAACAAATGCAACCACAAATGCAACAAATGCAACAAATGCAACATGAACAAGGACAAAATAATCCAGTACATATGAATGGAGAACAACCTATTAATGTTCAACACGAAGATGAAGATATAATAGAAAATGAAGATGTTGGAGACATAATTGAGGATATTCATCAACAAGAAAATAGAACAATGGGTTCACGCCCAGAACTTAACAAAATAGGAGGTGACACACTTAATATGATTATTGAACATATTAAAGAACCGCTAACAATAATATTATTATACTTACTTATAAATCAAAAACAAGTTGATAATATAATTTTTAAATATATAAGGGGTCTTATATCTGAAGACGGATGTGTAAATGTAAAGGGACTTATTATAAAGGCAGTGCTTATGGCAGCATTATATTATCTTGTTAAAACGTTATTATTTTAAACAATGGATAGCATAATATTTAAATAAATCATTTACAAATGGGTAATAGATACAAAATATTATGTTTTTATTTAATAAATGGAAAGAATATTAATTGCATTATGTGCAGCATTTATAATGATGCATTTTCAACCAAAATCTACAAACCATAAACTCATATTTATTGTATTAGTAATAGTATTTTCGTATTTAATAACAAGAAATGTTCAACATTCTGTAGTTATTGGATTAAATGCATATCTTGCACACGCTATTGCAACAGAACATTTACCCAGACTTCTTAAACGTGAAAATTTTACCTCTGATACAGAGGAATTTAAAAAGTCAACCAAAGATTATGATTCCGAATCGGAAGAAGAGTATTCTGAATCAGAAAGTGTAAGCAGTGAATCTGAATATTCTGATAATAGTTCTGATTATAATTCAGAATCAGACGAAGAATAGTAAATAATTTATAATATATTATTTATATATAATATAATGGCACGAAATAATCCAAAGTTTAAAGTAGGAGATATTATAAAATGGGGACAGTATGAAAAAATAACAATAACACAAATTAATCTAATAAGTCAAGAATATCATTTTGGATCTAGAGGTACACAAAAAATAGAAAATGTTGATAAAACAGCATCATTTGCAAATCAATCAAAAAAATCAAATAAATCAAATAAAACTAGTTCTAAAAAATAAATCCAATCAATAACAATTAATATTGTTTAAATATTAATTTTAAAATTTATTTAATTTAAATAATTGATTATTTAAATCAAAGTTTATTAATTAAAAATGTTAAGACATTATTTTACAGTATCATTTATTGTGAATAATGATTTTTATCATAAATAACATTCATTGTTATTCCTACTACTAAAAGAAATCCAAAAGATACAAACACTGAAATCATCATTGCTTTAGAAAATACTATAAAAGTATAATCAGTAAATCCTATAGCAATTATAGATGCTGAAATTACCCATAATCCAATATATAAACTTAAAATAATACTTATACCTTTTAATATATTCCATAATACTGAATTCGGAATTTCATTATTTATAATTTCATTGTTTCTCATTGGATTTTCATTATTTCTTATTGGGTTTTCATTATATTCTAGATGAGAACTTATCGGAATATCATAAACCATAACATCACTATTGGGTGATTTATTTTCTTTTGGTTGTCCTACCATATCCATTTTAATAAAACTATTGATTTATATTAATTTGTAATGCTTTATATTACTTTGTATTGATTTGTATTGATTGATATTGATTTATATTATTTTGTATTTGGATAATAATATTTTTGCGAAATATTAAATATAAAAATTGATTTTATAAATTGACATAAAAATATTGTTACTATAAATAAACAGTATGTCCAATAATTCGTTACCGTCATTTATGCAACCTGGTAATATTAATGGTGTTCAATTCTCCGTTATGAGTCCCGATGATATTAGGGATGGTTCATCAGTTGAAATTGTTACACATGAAACTTATGATGGAAATGATCCCAAAATAGGTGGTTTATTTGATACACGAATGGGTGTTATTGATAATGGAAGAATATGTGCAACTTGTCATCATAGAAACGATCAATGTCCTGGACACTTTGGTCATCTTGAATTAGCATCACCAGTATTTTGCATCCAATACATCCAAACAACAATGAAACTTTTGAAATGTGTATGTTATGTATGTGGTAATATTTTGATAGAATCAAAACATTTTAATAATATTAAAGCAATAAGTAATAATTCTAAAAGATTTGCTTTTGCATATTCTTTAACAAAAACCTTCAAAAAAGAAAAGTATTGTCCTATTTCGTCTGAAAGTTCAAGTGATGTTGTGCAATCTAATAAAGGTTGTAACTGTCTTCAACCATATAAATACGTTAAAGATTCTGTTGCACGAATTTATGGTGAATTTAAATTACCCAATTTGAAAGATGGAAGTTCTGATTCAGTTCCTTCTAAGGTACTAATAACAGCAGAAGATTGTTTACGAATATTTAAAAGAATAAGTGATGAGGATTGTGATTTGTTGGGGTTTGCAGAGGATTATTGTATGCCGAATTGGTTATTGTGGAGTGTTATGCCTGTTTCACCCCCAGCAGTAAGACCATCTGTAAGTAGAGCTGGTGACCCCAATCAACACGATGATATTACATTCAAATTAGTTGAACTTATTAAAACAAATAAACTATTAAAGCAAAAAATTCAAGCTAATTCTAAAACAGAAATTCTAGATGATTATAAGGCTCTTCTTCAATATCACGTTGCTACTCTTATTGATAATGAACTTCAAGGTGTTCAACCAACCGCACATCGTTCAGGAAGACCTCTTAGAACTCATAGACAAAGATTAAAGGGGAAAGAGGGTCGTATTAGAGGTTATTTAATGGGTAAACGTGTAGACTATTCAGCAAGAACAGTTATTACTGCTGATCCTAATATTGAAATCGAACAAATTGGAATTCCGATTAAAATTGCTACTAATTTAACTTATAAGGAAATTGTTACTAGAAACAATATTAAAAAATTAACAGATTATATTACAAATACACGAAGGGACCCAAATTATTATCCAGGTGTTAAATTTGTTACAAGAGAAAATGGTGAAAGAATATCAGTTCATCATTGTAAAGAAGATATTAAACTCAATCTAAGAGATGTTGTAAGTAGACATCTTATGGATGATGATATTATTCTATTTAACAGACAACCATCACTCCATAAAATGAGTATGATGGGTCATAGAGTTAAAGTTATGCCATATGATACGTTCAGATTAAATGTTTGTGTAACAACACCATATAATGCTGATTTTGATGGTGATGAGATGAATCTACATGTTCCACAAAGTATTCAAACAGAAGAAGAACTAAAAAGACTTACACTTGTTCCTACGCAAATTATATCTCCTGCAAAATCGGCACCAGTAATTGGTATGGTTCAAGATGCTATGCTTGGTGCTTATACACTTACACGAAAAATACCAAATAGTTCTGGTGTAGATGTAGGTGAATTAAATACTTTGACACGTAAAGAAGTTAATGATCTTATTATTTGGAATGACAAATTTAATAAAGAATATCACGGAAAAATTAATGAACTCAGTGGATTAAAAGTATATTCAACTATTATTCCAAGAATAACATATGAGAAAAGTGGAATAAGATTTAATCAAGGAACATTTATAAGTGATTTACCTGTAACAAAAGCACATGTTGGTGTTGGTTCAAAAAATGGTATTCATCATGTTATTCATAATGATATTGGAATGAATGGATGCAAAGAGTTCTTAGATGATGCTCAAAGAATCGCAAACAACTGGATTATGATGAGCAGTCATAGTGTAGGTATAGGAGATTGTATAATTAATGAAGAACTTCAAAAAAATATTGATGCAGAAATCGATGATGTAATAAAACGTTCATTAGAAAAAATCACAAAAGCAGAAGCAACAAATAAGTACATGTTCTTTGAAAGTAAAGAAGATATGATAGATCATTTTGAAAGAGAAATATTAGGAATACTTAACAATCATAAAGTTGGTAGTATATTGGATAAAAACATTTCACAAACTAATAGAATCAAAACTATTGTAGATTCTGGTTCAAAAGGAAACAGTACAAATATTCAACAAATTGCTGGGTGTATTGGTTCAAGTGCTGTTGACGGAAAACGTGTTCCGTTCTATCTTGACCAAAGAACTTTACCTCATTTCGTTAAGAATGATTTATCTCCAGAAGCAAGAGGTTTTGTTAAAAGTTCATTCTTAGAAGGTCTTAAACCGCACGAGTTCTATTTTCACGCAATGGGTGGTAGAGAAGGTTTAATTGATACTGCTGTTAAAACCTCAAAATCTGGTTATATTTCTAGAAAAATGATTAAAGCACTTGAAGATTTAAAAGTTGGATATGATGGTATTGTATCAAATGCAAACGGAATGATAATACAATTTGTATATGGTAATGATGGGTTTGATGGTTCGCGTATTGAAAAACAAACTATTGATATTGGATTATTAAGTGAAGATGATTTTGAACAAAAATATAAAATCGAACCAAATGGAAATGCTTCTATTAGCGAAGAATATTCCCAATTAAAAGATGATAGAAAATATCTACAAATGATTAATACTACAACAGAAGAAATTAGTCTATCAAGTCCTATTAACATGGATAGAATAATTGAACATGTTAGTATTGAACATCCACAAAATCCACAAGATAGTATTACACCAGATTATATATGGAGTGCAGTTAAAACGTTAACTATTGACGATGGATTACTAAGAGCATCAATTGGGTCTTTGAATAGAAGTAGAATTATAGAAATACTAATTAGAACTAAATTAGCAATTAAACAAATTATAAATTTAAGTAAAACTGGATTTGATTATATTATTTCCAGAATTAAATATCTACATACTAGAGCAATTATACAACCAGGTGAAATGGTTGGTGTTATTGCCGCACAATCAGTTAGTGAACCAGCAACGCAGATGACGCTAAATACATTCCATTATGCTGGTGTTGCTAGTAAATCTCAGATTACACGTGGACTTTCTCGATTTGAAGAAATATTGGATTTGGCTAAAAATCCAAAGGTCCAAACAATGGATTTATTTATGTCTAATTCTTATGTTGAAAAATGGGGAAACAAAGTTGGAGATACAGACGAATTTAATATTCAACTCAAACGTTCAATGGTAAATAATTTCAAAAATCTTCTTGAGTATACCACGATATTAAATTTTGCAACTTCATCATCAATTGAATATGGTCTTCCTTCAAGTGGTTTGGGAACTGTACTAAGTTTGCAAGGAGATAGTGGAGATAGTGGAGATAGTGAAGAGTTAAATTCAAATACTTGGACACTTACTATAGAACTAAATAGAGAAAAAATGCTTGCACGAGGATTAACAACAATGAAAATATATATGCAAGTGTTACCATATGTAAATAAAATTTCAAAAGCAAAAGTAAATAAAACAGACGATAATGCTCCTCATGTAAGATTATATATCACATCACAAGATATTACAGAACTTCAAAGTTTAGAAAATGATATTATAAATAATATTCCAATTAAAGGTATTGTAAGTATTAAAAGTGTCGATTATGATCCTGAGGATAAGGAATTTGATTATTCAATTACAGACTCTAATGGAAATAGTAAGACATTAAAACTTCCTAAAATGTTTACAATTGGAAGCAATATAATGGAATCAATATTATTTGATACTCAATATGAAAATCAAATTATAGATCACACCAAAACATATTCAAATAATATTATCGAAATTTATGACATTCTAGGTATTGAAGCAGCTCGTTCTTGTATTATTCAAGAAATTAATACAGCATTAAATTATGGTTGTGAACAAAGACACGTTAATTTACTTGTAGATATTATGACTATTAGAGGTAAATTGATGTCTATCAATAGGCACGGTATTAACAAAAACGACATTGGTCCTCTAGCAAAATGTTCATTTGAAGAAACTACCGAACAATTCTTCAAAGCGGCTATGTTTGGTGAAAAGGATAATCTTTCTGGGGTATCATCAAATATTATGCTTGGTAAAGTACCACCCGTAGGTTCAAGTTCATTTGATGTAATGTATTCTGATGAATTAGCCAAACACGAGATAGAAGATTATGATTATAGTTCAGATGTCGATGGAGATTTATATGGTATGGAAGATGAATTTGATGAAAGAGAAATACCAATGAGTAAATGTACTGAAAATAATATGGGTTTCGCTTTCAATCTCACCGAAGATTATAAATTTGGAAAGGATGGGGATAGAGATGAAGACGAAAAAGACAAAAAAGACAAAAAAGACAAAAAAGACGAAGACGAAGACGAAGACGAAGACGAAGACGAAGACGAAGACGAAGACGAAGAAGA